TTTATCTAGTTTAGCTTGCTTACCTGCTTTACCTTTATCCGTCTTTAGCTTTTGTATGTCTTTTTCATACCTTGCAGAGATCCACTTAATGAGTTCAGATACGTGTCTTCCTGTATCTGTGATAACTCGTCCCTGTCTAACATAGCTGTTGTTGAACGTTTCGATGAGCATAGTAAGCTCTTTATTACCTTCCAGCTGACGTAGAGTGGATCCAGCAATTTTATTAAATAAGAACCCAGCCTGCGATAGATATTCATTAACAATTTCAGTATCCTTTTTACTCATAGTAATATTAGTCAAATCTCTTAACATCGCGTCTTGTGACCACACAGTTTTTGTTGACTTAAGCTTTGAGACGTCAACTCCATACGAAGCGCGCATAGACTCGAAGGTGTTACCAGTATAGGTTGTGTGCCACACAATACCAATTTTTGCTGACTTAACAGCCTTAGCTCCATCCGACTTAGCTGGCAGCGCATAAACGATAGTGTTCGGATGAAATGTAACATAAGACTCTCCTTTGATCTTCTTGGTTTTAACATCACCAGGACCAAATAAAAAGTCTCCTTGAATAACGCCTTTGATACCTAAAGCTGGAAGATACTGAAGAGCAAGTTTAAGTTTAGTTGCAAGATCACCAGAAGTGTCAGCGTCCACGTCAGCATTAGACTTATAGACCTTAGGATTCTTATTGAAGATTCCTTTCTTAGCAACAAAGAACTTACCATCTGATGGATCTGTTCCGCAAAATATAGCAGGAGCGCCATCCCATTTAACGGATATTTTTCCCTTATGTTTACCTGCTAACATATCACGTAACGCACGCAAGGCATTAATTGACTGTCGAGTACCATCAACACCGCCATATATGACTTTATCTTCGATGTGAGTCATATGAGTATTTTTTTGTTCTGTGATAAATTCTTTAAACTTCATTATCTTCTCTAGTGTAGTAGGTAGTAATTTGGATTGACCGAGTCAACTTTTTTAGCAAGTAAGAATAGATCTAAAACTTCATCTTTTGTTAAACTCTTCATGAAACGGAATACTGATATTGTAGCAAAGAATCTCTTTAGATTTACGAAATCATATTCTGACATCATTTCATCTTGGGATCGTTTACCAACAAACTTTCTATAAATGGTTTTCTCGTTTTTTTCAAGATATCCAATATACTCTTTATATAACTTGTCGATTGTTCCTTCATCCTTGAAGTCTGAATCTTTTAGTATAACGAGTCTCTTGTCTTTAGCCATTTCATCGAGAGCCTTTGCGTCAATTGCGCCTAGCTGATGCGAAGCGCCAGCCATTTGCCCTTCGGTGTTAATGTTAGCTTTCTGTGCGTTAGCTCGACCACCATATTTAATATTGAATCCTGATTTGGTTCGAACCTCGCCGTATGCTGGCAATCCTTTACTGGTGTCGCGTATATAGTTTTGTATAATACTAAAGTCCATTTCGCTAGACTTTTTACGGACATTTTCAGAACTTACCAAGTCAGCTTTACCTGCACCACGATCTACTTGTTTTAATGACACTCCGATTAGTATACCTTCTTGGAGAAAGAAGTCAAGCATATCTTTGAATTTATATGCAATCTTTTTCTCAGTTAAAATTCTGTCTCGGATATCTCGTTCTAGTTCTTTCACCATAGCATCAACTTTACTTGAGTCTGACTTTCTTATGAACCATACGTCCGAAGGGTTCCAGTTGTCAGCAGCTTTCTTGGTGAGCTGTTTAGCCAACTTGTATACAGGTTTTGAAAACTTAGCTCCTTGAAGTTCACCTTCATATTTACCAGAGAATGGAAGAGTCCTAGTATTGTTGGCATGCGCTTGAGCTGAAGAAAAGTACACTTCCCTCATCAACGCGGGTGCTTGTTTAAACCCAAATTCCTTCGCTACTTCTAAAGCAAGTTCATCTGAACCAACAGGTGGAGTGGTCTTATTAATTTGATGGAGCATCATACAAAGAGAACATAATTCTTTGAGTGTAGTTAACTCACCACGGTTCGTAGATTTACCGCTTGTTGTCCACTTAAAAGCGCCGTTTGGGATATTTTCACCCATCACCACATAAACGCCTTTACGGTCTTTGAAATAGAACTTGGTTGCTCTTGGTGTCTCTTTATATGCGGTAGGAATACGGATATCCATTTTTGGAGATCCTTTGAGGTATTCATCCTCGGAGATCTTGGTCATCGTCTTTTCGGAGACAACAGAAAACGCCTGAGCCACCTTCGCAGGTGCTCGAGGAGTTAATTCAAATGTTTCGCCAGAAGAGTGGTTGACGTCGTCCCAAATAGTTGCCATATTTTTATTCTATTATTAGATATGGAACTATTTATACATCTAGTGTGAACCCTGTATTTTCGTCATACCATTGAGCAATCGCATTACGTAATGGACGAACCCAATTATCACGATGTTCAATAAAGACTTGTGGCTCATTAGCACCATCCACAGACACAATTGTAACTAGCTGTGTTATTGGAGTGCGTGTTCGTTCTTCCCACATGATAGCATATGCAGCTTCCTGCATAAAGTAGTTGGTGATCCACTTAGCTTGTTTTGGCTTCTTTGAAGTCTTGAAGTCTATTATAGACAACTTACCATCGAACTCAGCAACACAATCCACGCGACCAGCAACACCCAAGTGAGTAGAGTAAAGTGGGGCTTCTTGGGCGTAGACCGTTCCAATTCGTGAATCCAATATAGGTTTAAGGTCAAGAAAGCTAGATACAATATCAGGAGTATATCCATCGCGATAATTTTCCTCGTTGTTAATATACTTTTCGATAATTTCGTGAACTGCTGTGCCACGAGTCGCTGCTCTATGTGAGATACGGTCGGCTTCTTCAGCTCCAACCCTTGCACGCCATTTAGCAATACTGTCTCGGCTTAATACGCTGAGTGTTGTTGTAATAGAAGGAAGGTCTAAACCTTCCGGAGTTTTATATGTGCGATGAGTGGACGTTGTCGTCGCATTCATCTCATGTAACTTCACTTGTTCATGATTAAACATTTCTATCCTTTTGTTATAAGGGTTTTCATATATTCAACGATACGTTTCGTATCATCTGGAGTTTCATGAGGCAATTTAATAACACATCCTTCTTCAATTCCCCAAAGAGTGGCAGCGTCACCATACTTCTCACAGATACGATTGACCTTAGTATTGACTGTTTGAATAAACTTATCACTTTGATCTGAACCACGCTCTTTATATCGACGTTGACGTTCTTCATCAGAGACAGTCAAGTGAATGATGACTTTATCTTCAAATGTGTCAAAGAAGCCAGAATTGTTTAACCGATCACCTTCGCCAATCACAATCTCATCTGGATTAGTAGAGAAATACTCAACTGCTTTGGGCGATACTGCCATTGATAGTCGATCAGTCCCAGAAAAAGTTTCTCCATCTTCATACTTACCAAGCACACGTATATTACCATGAACATGGCTATCAAGCAAGTCAATAGGACGCTCAGTAGTAAAGTCTCCTAACTGCTCCATAAATGTTTTCATAACAGTGGACTTACCACACCCTGGAAGTCCTATCAAATATATTAATCTCATACAAAAAATTCCTCTAACCCAATAGAAACAGGTTTGTCTTCACTAAACATCCAATCAAGTCTAAGTATATTACCGCTCTCAATAAACTCGCTCATCTTACCTTTATCAATTGACTTGGATTCAGCAATTTTGGGAAGTAATGTTTCATTACGAGCATCCCATAATACCTGCCATTCAATACCATTCCAATTGTCTTTCTCAACTCGCATTATTTCTTCAGACACTCGGTCATTATAATAACCAAGGTATCGACCATGACGAGTCCGATAAATCTTTTTATACGAACAAAGACATGTCTCCATTGTATACGGATTTATGTCAGAAGTCAAGCTTGGGAATCGTTCCCTCATCTCAATCATAAGTTCTTGTGCCTGATCTTCTAACCACTGGTATTCAGACTTCTCTAATTTCTTATCATACCAATCATCCTTACCCATAGCAAAACAGAACCCATTACGGTGAGAGCGACTACCAGAGTAATCATTGAACAGTAATGTACTTGGTATGGCTGGAACTTCGCAAGTGGCATAAAGGTGTTGGAGATAGAACCAAGCAGAGTATCTTCCAAACTTATAGAACTTTGTTTTGATAACATCGTATAGGTTATCAAATGTTTGGAACTCATTATCACCATAGTGTTCTTCGAACGCAGTAGCTTGTTCTCTATCACCTACAAACTCAGCGTATGATTTAAACATATCAGGCAAGTGTCCTTTAGACCACTTGGTATCAGTTTGATATCGTAGACGTTTATAGTTATCAGTATTCCACTGACTCATGCGGTCATACGTAGCAAGTTCAAAGTCTGGAAACTCATTCAGTAGTACAAAAGTGGTTGGCAGGTAATATGTATTTCCATATAACCAAGCTAACCATAAGCGTTGTTCTATATTATGCTCGAAACGGTCATTCAAATAGTTCGTCATCCAGACTGCTGGATCTACATCTTTATATTGTATAGACCACGCATTCCATTTAATGAATGATTCGCGTCGGTTCTCCGCAAGTCTATAATCCACGAGCTTCTTTCCAATAATCTTTCACACAGCCACCCATTCCTGTTTTAGTTACTTCTTTCTCAACATACTCATCCCATTCCCAGAGTAGATCAGAAATAGTTGGACCACCAATACGACCGATAGATAGCAGACAATCAGACTGCTGTACTCCCCAAGTCTTAAATCCAACACGTTGATATGCTTCAAGCGCAGGGGGATTTATAGAAACTCTAAAATGATTCAATTTAGTCAAGTGCGCACGGTTCACCGCATCTTCGCATAACGCTCGAAACACACCCTTTCCTCTAGCTTCTGGGGAAGTCACTATCCACTTTAAGTTAGCATAACCCTTCAAGTGTTTCGTTGCGATCGCGCCTAAGACTTTGTCTCCCTCATAAAAACCACGAATGATATGTTGACAGTTATCATCAATTATACCACGACGCATTTTAGAAAAGAATTTATCTTTAGCTTTGTTAGCTTCACAAAACTCTAGCCAATCATCATAAGGAAGGTTGTAAATCCCGTCCTTGATAATCGACTCGTTTTGGTCCATGAATAAGTCCAGCACGATTCATTATATCCTTTGTTGATGCTAATATAGTATAGCGTTCATCCTCAAACACCCACAACGGACGTTTACCATTTCTATTATAGCTCATAATACCTTGATCAGTCAACCAAATTGAACTGATCGATGCGTCTTTCCAGTACTCTGGTGGATGTCCCTGTTTTAATGTATGGAAAAGAAGTTCACTATCATTCTTCGTTTCGCATTCAATACCATAGGAATCTTTCCAATTTGACGGCAACTCTTGAGAGATTACACCATTATGTACTAAGGAAAGCGCATCATCAGCAATTGGTTGATTGTAGTTAAGATCAGAAGTGCTATAACGGCAGTGGCCAATAAAGGTAATTGAATCCCCATCAATCCAGTATTTGGGATTATGTTTAGCAATAAACTCATCCGCTGGGATTGATTCTTTAATTGTATTCAAAACACCTTCTTTGTAGTAGGTGACACCAGTAGCGTGTTTTCCACGAATACGAGACTCATGAAAAAGGTTGCGCACTAACTGTATGTCATGCGCATTTGGGTTCTTTATCTTAACGCCAATCACTGCGCACATTAAAAGAAATCCTCTAATGTGGCAGCTTCTTGAAATGCGTCTGGGTGATACTGGTCAACCATAGCTTGTCCGCCATTAGTTCGTAGATAATCATACCATTCTAACGTAGTCCACATAGAAGGTGAAACACCATTCCAATACTCACGCCACTCTGGGTGATCCTTATTCTTACGACGGTCGTCTACAAACTGACGACGAAGTCTTTCATATTCCCATGAACCAAGTTTAGCCATATCCTCACGGAAATAGAATACCAAAGACATACGTAGAAAATCATCTGCGCCAGTATCAGGTTCTTCAATAGGAGTGTTAGCGTGAATCACTCGCATATTATCAATAAGAAGTAGATCACCTGGACGGCAGTTAATCGCAGCACGAACCTCTGGAGTCACAAGATAGCCACCTTTCCAACCTTTGCCATCTTTAGTAACCACAGTCAAGTTACTAAATCCTTCATTCAAAGAGCCAGCATCTCGGTGACAAGCCATACGAGCATTACGATCTTTGGTAGTAGTGTTAACCGTAATAGTAGTGAAGGTTGTGTCCTCGCCAATAAGGAATTTCTTATCAAGTTTATCCGAAAACTTCTTCTGTGCCGAGTAGCGTTGAGGAATAAGTCGAGCCATTTCACTGTCTAGTTTACGAGCAAATGGATAGCACTTCTCAAAGTCTGAACGGTTGTGATCAGTATAAGCAGTTGCTCGACCATATGGGATACGAGGATATCGACCATAGAAGCCAGCAATACCAGACCAAATAGCAGTAGCATATGAAGTATCAGAAACAAATTCTTTACGAAGTTTTAACGCATAGTCATGAGCTTTATCTACTGGCAAACTAGCAAGACGTTCCATAGCAATAGGGAAGAAGTTTTTATAGTCACCAAACTCTTTCTCTACTTTAATGCGCAACCAAACCATACCACGAGTATCGTGTTGGGCAGACTTATGCGCTTCAATAATCTCTGCGATAGGATCTGAACCATCAAGGTTTTGAGGTTGATTGTTGATATAGAAATCAAGGATATCGCTTTGAAATGGAGTCACCCAGTCACGATTACCTTGAGATTCTTCGCGTGGTCCAGCTGCAAGCCCACGATTATTAGATTCAACAGCTGCGCCATATAAACCTTCAAACGCGCCACGTTGCTCATCTTCTGTGAAAACATTCTTACGAAATTTAAATGCCAATCGACTCTCATCAAGACAGCCAATACACTCTTGATCGCAACTGGTCACGGAAGTCATATCACAATCAGGTGGAAGGTAGAAATCTGCGTCAGTATCAATCAGAATATCATATGAGGTATCATCCACATAATGTCCTAGTACTTCTTCGTCTTTTTCCATAAACATTGCGACATAGACATCTTGACCTTCATCACCAATATACTTTTGCCACTGGCGACCGCCAATGCTTACTACTTCCATAATATTCTCCTATTCAATAACATAGTGTTATTATAACATATTTTCTTCATTTTGTAAAGCTTTTTATACATCAAATTGAACAGAACTACAAGTTTCAAATTGATATTTCTCTTGAGCCTTACATCTTATTTTCCTATTTTGTATGTGATACTTCTTACGCGAACTCCTTTCTGAATTTTCACAAGAGAGGCAACCCGCGCAAGAAGATTTTCTAATGTTAGGGACAAGTTCAATTTGACCACTTTCTTTATTAATTTCGGAGACCAGATACTTTTGCTTTCCTTTGTCTGCGTCAGTAGCTTTTACATAATGATATTCAGTGAGTGCTTTAAATTCTAAACACGTGTCGCAAGGTTCAAGCACTAGCGTTTTCTTTCCTGTGAAAACGCTAGTTGTAAAGAGTTCTTCTTTTATAGGAACCTTTCTATGATTGGCGCCAATAATGTCTTTATTATATTTCATAATTTAAAACCTCAAGCAAAGACCGCTTACGCGGTCGCCATATCTACAGCCAACTCAATAGCACGTTGCTTACGAGTCTGATTATAACCATACCAAGCAGAAGTCATACGACTATCAGCCGAGCGACCTAACTGGTGATCTGTCAAGTAAGTGACAGAGTTAAATGCTTGCCACCAACTACCGCGACCATATTGAGCTCCAGGTTGAGACTCAAGGAACTCATACGCTTTCTTCGCATTAGGTGCTAAGTCATTTACAGTCTTAACTTCTTCAGGCTTCTTAGTCGTAGCAGGGAACAAAGAGTTGTAGTATGCGATTAAGTCTTGAGAAGAAACTTGCTTTCTTGACAGCATCTGAGAAACTTCTTTGAACTTCTCAAACTTCTCGTGAGCAAGACCAAGAGTAATCTTAACTTCTTCAGGATTAAACACACGGCGGTGGTTTACCTTAGTGGCAGTCTGCGATTTTGTATTCAAAGCAAGTGCCAACGTGTTCATACAAGTTACACGAATCGGAGTGAAACGAATATCAATAGACTTACCATACTCATGTGGGTTAGAGAACAACAAGTATGAATCAACTTGGTCACCTGGAAGTGCATCAAACGACTCATTGATTTTAGCCATAGCCCAAACCATTTTACCGTCTTTCAAAGAACCAGCAGCATTCATCTCCATATCACCAGCAAGGCAATAGTCATTGAAGAATTCAAAGGCTGTTTCGTTTTGGCAAGGTTCCCAGTTACCACCAACCTGCGTCAGAACTTTGCTGTCGC